ACCTGATGGCCATGCTCGGAGAGCGAAGCCACCCCCGCATCACCCGGTCCGCCGGTGCATACAACAATGGCCGCTGGGTTGATGGGGAAGAAACGGAGACGACCTTCCGGGCCAGCATCCAGCCGGCCAAGAAGGACGACTACGACCAGCTCCAGGCCCTTGCCGAGGGGCGGCGGGTCGAGTCCGCCATCCGGATCTACACGCGCACAGAGCTGGCGGTGGCTGGCGACACCGAGAAGAACGGCGATTTGGTCGTTTACCGCGGCGATCGCTATCTGGTAACCGCTGGCAGCGATTGGAACGTCGGCATGCGCGGCGTGGACCACTACCGGTTCTTGGCAGTGCGGCAGAAGCCCACAGGGGAGGGCGCCTCATGATCGAGGACGAGATCCTCGCATTGGTCAGCCAGGCCACCGCGTTGCAGGTCATCTTCGCGAACCAGAATGGCCCTCGGCCCAAGCTGCCGTATGTGACGCTGCGCGTCGGAACATCGCCGCGACAGGGCCTGCTCGAGGGCGACCTCTCTGAGGACGGGATCCAGACCTATGCGGGCCACCGCGATGCGACCGTCGAGCTGCAATGCTTCGGCGATGGGGGCTTTGACGCCCTGGATGACCTCGGGCAGCGGCTGAAAGGCCCGGCGATGCTGGCGGCCGCACTGAGGCTGAATCTGGCCGTATACGCCACTGACGCCGTCCAGAACGTGCCTGTGCTGCGAGACGGCGGGAAGTACGAGCCTCGCGCGGTGATGGACATCGGCATCCGCTACACCAAGCAGCACGACGAAGACGTCGGGCTGATCAACACCGTCCATGGCGAGATGACGCTGCAGGAAGGCGGCCACGACCTGCACGGCCAGTTCGAAGCAGCAGCAGAGCCCTGAGGCTCAGCAGCACCACCACCAATCCGAGCCGCCTACTGGCGGCCATATCCATGCCCAGGAGCAACCTGCAATGGCATCCATCAATCGCATCGCCAACGTCGATATCTCGCTGGCGACGACCTCGATCAATCAGCAGTCGTTCTCGGACCTGCTGTTCCTCGCGCCGCTGCCGGCCACCGAGGACCGGGTGTTCCTGGTCACCTCGGCCGATGAGCTGCTGGGCCTTGGGGTCGAGATCACCGACCCGCTGTATGCGGCCGTGCAGACGGTGTTCCAGCAGCCCCGGGCGATCAACCAGGTGTATATCGGCCGCCACACGGTCGATGAGGATGGCGACCCCACCGAGACCATCGCCGAAGCGCTGGTCGCCATCAACGCGGCCAACAGCGGCTGGTATGGGATCGTGCTGCTCAGCCGCACCATGGCCGATATTCTGTCGGCAGCTGCCTGGACTGAAGCAAACGAGAAGCTGCTCCTCGCCAGCTCCGCCGATCCGGCCATCATCACCAACGTCACCACGGACGTCGCAAGCCTGCTCAAGGCGCAGAACTACAACCGGACCGCGTTGTGGTATCACGCCAACGCAGGAACCGAATGGCTGGAGGCCGCGCTGGCCGCCGATCGTTTCACCTACGATCCCGGCGCCGAGACCTGGGCCAATGTGCGCCTCACCGGTGTGCAGGTCGATGCGCTCACCGAGACGCAGGCGCAAATCGCCCACAGCAAGAACGCCAACACGTTCGAACAGTTCCGCAACATGGGCCTGACGCAGCGTGGCGTGGTGTCCAGCGGCGAGTGGATCGACGTGATCCGATTCCGTGACTGGCTGAAGGACGATATCCAGACGGGAATCGTAGACGTGCTGGTCAAGGCCGACGGCAAGATCCCCTACACCACCGCCGGCATCCAGGTCGTCGTGACCGCTCTGCGCGCCTCGCTCGATGCTGGAGTCACTGCCGGCGGCATCGCCCCGGAAGAGACTGACGATCAGGACCGCGTGCTGCCGTCCTATCAGGTCAGCTACCCCAGCCTTGCCGAGATCAGTGACGGCGTGAAGTCGCGTCGCCTGCTGGAGGGCATCAAGTTCTCGGCGCGCCTGGCCGGCGCCATCCACACGACCGACATCACCGGCACCCTTTCCTACAGCATCTGAGGACACCGCCCATGGGCGTCAAGACCTACGATTCCTCGCAGGTGATCGTCACCTGCGGACCCCACATCATCACCGGCTATGCCGAGGACACGTTCATCTCCGTCGAGGAGATGGGCGATGGCATCAGCTCCGTGGTGGGCGCCAACGGCGAGAAAGCTCGCTCGATGTCCCAGAACCGTTCC